CATGCGGACCGACCTCCTAACGGTCAGTCCGTTGAATCATAAAATCGATCCCATGGGAATCCCTGGCGACTCAACCCGACCCCAGAGCACTCTAGGGGGAATCATGGGCCTGTCCATCTCCCGAAACCATGGCGCCCGCCTGCCCGACGAGCTGGCCGATATCACGCAATCGGTCCAGACCATCGTCACCACGCCCGTGGGCTCGCGCCTGCGCCGGCGCACGTTTGGCAGCCACGTCTTCGATCTGATCGACGCGCCCGGCAACGCGGCCGGCACACTGCGCCTGATCGCCGCCGCCGCCGACGCCGTCGAACGCTGGGAGCGCCGCGTGCGTGTGCTGCGGGGCGCGGTGTCGGCCGGGTTCGACGGCCGCGCGACCCTGACCCTGGACCTTGCCCTGCGCCTGTCGGGGGCTCCCCTGACCGTCGATGTGGCTCTGACGGGAGCCAACGCATGAGCGACGGCCCGGTCATCAACATGTCCGCCACGCCGCCGCCGGATGTGGTGGAGGCCCTGGACTACGAGGCCATCCTCGCCCGCATGCGGACGGAGACCAAAACCGCCCTTGCGGCGGCGCTGCCCGATTGGGATCCGGAACTGGAATCCGATCCGCTGGTCATCCTGTTGCAGCGGTGGGCCTATGGCGAATTGGTGCTACGCGCCCGCATCAACGACGCCGCGCGCGCCGTGCTGCTGGCGACCGCGACCGGCGCCGATCTGGATAATCTCGCGGCCCTGGTCAACACCGTGCGCCTGACCGTGGTTCCGGCCGATCCGGACGCCACGCCCCCCACGGGGGCCGTCATGGAGACGGACGCGGCCCTGCGCGGCCGGGTGCAACTGGCCTGGGAAGGCTTGAACACGGCCGGGCCGGTTGGGGCCTATCGCTATCATGCCCTCGCGGCGGACGGCCGGGTGCGCGATGCCGCCATTGTCAGTCCGACGCCCGGCGATGTGGTGGTCACGATCCTGGGACACGACGGCGACGGCGCCGTGACGGAGCGCGAGACCGTCACCGACCGGCCCGTGACCCTGACGGGCGATACGGCCACGCTCGAAGGCGAGGCCATCACCGGGCTGACGGTGACCGGCGCGGAGCCCGAGACGGACTATCGCTGGGATCCGGAAACCAACACCCTGACCCGGATCCCCGGCGGGGTGATCCCGCCCGGCGGCACGGTCGCGGTCACCTATGAATGCGCGGGCGTGCTGGCGATCGTGGCCGCGCGGCTGCGCGACGACGACGTGCGGCCCCTGACCGACCGCGTGACGGTCCAGTCCGCGACCATCGTCCCCTACACCGTCGAGGCTCGGTTATGGCTGTACGACGGGCCGGCCTCCGCCCCGGTGCTGGGAACCGCCGTCCAGGAACTCGCGGACACCGTCGCCGCGCGCCACGCCCTCGGGCATGACGTGACCCGCTCCGCCCTGTTCGCGGCCCTGCATCGGCCGGGGGTCCAAAGGGTGGAGTTGATCGAACCCGCCGCCGACATCGTCATCGGCCCGGGCGAGGCCGCGTACTGCGTCGACATCGCCGTGACCGTGGGAGGGCGGGATGTCTAGGTCGCTGCTGCCCTCGAACGCGACGCCGCTGGAACGCGCCCTTGAGACCGTGATCGCGTCGGCGCACGGCCGGCTCGCCCCGGAGGTGATCGCCACCCTGTGGAACCCCGCCACCTGTCCGGTTGATCTTCTGCCCTGGCTGGCCTGGGCCTGTTCGGTGGACGAATGGGACGACGCGTGGCCGGAAGCCACCCGCCGCCGCGTCATTGCCGATTCCTATTCCGTCCACGCGGTCAAGGGCACCGTCGGCGCGGTCAAGCGGGCGCTCGCAAGCCTCGGATACGACACCCGGCTGATCGAATGGCCCGACGATGAGCCGCCGGCCGAGCCTTACACGTTCCGGCTCGAGGTCGACGTGTTCGGCCAGCCGATCACGTCGCACACCTACACCGAGATCGAACGCACGGCCCTCGCGGCGAAGAACGTCCGCTCGCACCTGACCGGCATTCGTGCCGTCGGGCGGGTGGATGCCGCCGTGTACGCCGGCGCCTTCGTCATCGGCGGCACCGGCGGGACGGTCCTGCCCTGGACCCCGTCCGAGATCACCGTGTCCGGCCCGTCCTACGCGGGCGCGGCCGTCTCCATGGTCTCCACACTCACCGTTCACCCCGCCCGGGAGGGCGCCTGATCATGGCCGACTATTACGGTCTTCTCACCGCGATTGGTGCGGCCAAGATCGCCAACGGGCTCGTCACCGGGCAGGCGGTCGAACTGACCCATATGGCGGTCGGAGACGGCGCCGGGGCGCCCGTGACCCCGAGGGAGACCATGACGGCGTTGGTGGGGGAGGTCTACCGCTCGACACCCGCCAGCATCCACCGCACGCCGGCGGATGAGGCCGTGCTTGAGGCCCTGTTGGTCATCCCGCCGCAGACCGGCGGCTGGACCATCCGGGAGGTGGGGGCCTTCGACGCGGACGGGGACCTGATCCTGCTGGCGAACTGGCCGGAGACCTACAAGCCGGTGATCGCCGAGGGGGCCTCCAACGACATGGCCCTGAAGATCCAGGCCGTCGTGGGGGCGCGGGCCAACATCGAGTTGAAGATCGACGCCAGCCTGCAATTCGCGACCCAGGCGTGGGTGCTGGACCGGCTTCCGGGCTACGCCACCACCACCGAACCCGGCCTTGTGGAGCTGGCCACGGAGGCGGAGGTCCGCGACGGCGCCGATGCCGAACGCGCGGTCACACCCGCCACCCTGTCGGCCCGCACCGCGACCACCACCCGCCCCGGGCTGGTGGAGCTGGCGACCGTCACCGAGGCCCGCGCCGGCGACGACACCACCCGGGCCACCACACCCGCCGGCACGGCCGCGCACGTCTCCGCCCGACTGGCCGCCGACCGCGCCGACCGTCGGGCCTTCACCTTCTTTATGGGGCAACTCTGATGGCATCCGGACGCCTGGGGGCGGCGGCCCCGCCCACCGACACCGACACCACCGTTTACACCGTGCCCGCCGACACGGTCGCGACGCTCAACGTCGCCGTCGTCAACCGTGGCGAGGAGCCCGCCACCGTGCGGGTCGCCGTGACGCCCAACGCCGCGCCGGCCGATGCCGACTGGATCGAATACGACGTCACCGTTCCGGCCGCCGGCGGGGTCCTGGAACGCTCCGGCATCGTGGCCGGCCCGGGCGAGCGCGTCATCGTGCGCGACGATGCCGGCACCTGCACCTATCGCATTCACGGTTTTGAGGGGAGCGCCTGACCATGGGCCGATTCTTGAGTGAAGCCAAGGGAACCACGGCCGCCGGTGGCAGCGCGACGACCTACGCCCTGGGGGCGGTTGCGGGGCAGCTCGGCACGTTCGGCACGGGCCGGCGGTGGGTGTTTTACAAGGCCGGCCGGTTCGTTCCGGAGCGCACGGGGCCGCACCGCATCCGCGTCCTGGGAGGCGGCGGCTCGGGTGGCGGTAGTGGCACCGACGGGCTCCCCGGTGGCACGAGTTCCTTTGCGGCGCTGCTGTCCGCGACCGGCGGTCAGGGGGGGCGCTCGCACAACGCCGGAGGCGCTGGCGGCGCCGGCGGTACCGGCGCCGGCGGGGATATGCGGGCCAGCGGCGGCGCCGGGGCCGACAACACCGGCTCCGGTGGCGGCGGTGGCGGCGCGGGCTCCCAGCTTGGGAATGGTGGCGACGGTGGGGGCGGCGGTGGAGGCGTCGGCCTGGGCCACGGGGGTCACACCGGCGGCGGGAGCGCCTACGGCCGAGGGTCCGCCACCTTCGCGGGGCCGGATGCCTCGGGGCGCCGCGCGTTCGTTGAGTCCACCGATTTCAGGAACCGGGGCAGCACACCGGAATGGGCCACGATCCGGTTCCCGGGCGATGGCTTCCCGGGCGGGGGCGGCATGCCGGCCCCTTCCGGAACCGGGGTCTATTTCGCGGGGCCGGGCGGCCCCGGAGGCGGCGGGTCCGGGACCTATGCCTCCGCCGCTGTGCGGGGCGGAGAAGGGGGCGACTTCGCGGGCGGCGGATCCAATGGGGGCATTGGCGGGTATGGCGGTGGTGGCGGCGGGGACATCACGCAGGGAAGTTCCTACGCCGGCGGCGGCGGGGGCGGCGGGTTCGCCTTGGGTGTGTTCGACCTGGTCGCAGGCCAGGGCTACCCGGTCACCGTTGGCCCCGGCGGTGACATGGCCGGCGGTCGCGGTGGCGACGGCCTTGTGATCGTGGAGTGGTGATGATGACGACCTACGCCCGCATTCTCAACAACCGCGCCGTGGACGTGGTCACGGCCGATCCCGCGACGCTCTTCCACCCGCTGATCGCGGCGGAGTTTGTGCCGGTCCCCGATGACGTGGTCCCCGGCGCCCTGCTGGACGGCGACGAATGGACGGCCCCGCCCGAACCGGACCCCGAACCGGAACCCGCGACCCCGTTGGAACAGGCACGCGCGGCCGTGATCGGGGCGATCGAGGCCCGCAAGGCGGAGGTCCTGGCCGCCGGCTACGCGGTCGACCAGGACGGCACCAGCCTGCACGTCGCGGTCCATGCCGACGCCCGCGCCGATCTGGGGGGCATGGCGATTACGGCCCTCGCTGCGAACGCCGGTTCGCTTGCATGGCCGGATGCCTACGCCCAGGGCTGGATCACCACGGAGAACATCCGCATCCCGCTGCCCGACCCGGGCGACGGCCTGACCCTCGCCGCCGGTGTCGGCGGCTGGTACGCGGCCGTTGTGCAGCACGCCCGCGACCTCAAGGACGCCGCCCTCGCGGCCGAGGACACGGCCGCCCTCGACGCTCTTGATCCCGACGCCGGGTGGCCGACCACGACCACCCCGGCCGAACAGGAGACCTGACCCATGGCCACCGACTATCACCACGGCGTGCGCGTGGTCGAACTGACCGACGTGGTCCGTCCGATCCGCACCGTCGAGACCGCCGTCATCGGCCTTGTGGCCACGGCCGCCGACGCCGACGCCGCCACCTTCCCCGAGAACCGGCCGGCCCTCATCACCGATGTGCGCACGGCCGCCGGCAAGGCGGGCGAAAGCGGCACCTTGGCCCGGGTGCTGGATGCCATCGCCGATCAGGCCAACGCCTTGACCGTGGTCGTCCGCGTGCCCGAGGGCGCGACCGAAGCCGAGACCACCACCCACGTCATCGGCGGCGCCGGCGCGGACGGTCACAAGACTGGCCTGCATGCCCTGAGGGCGACGGCCGGCCAGCTTGGCGTGACCCCGCGCATTCTGGGGGCGCCCGGCCTGGACACCGACGCGGTGACGGCGGAGCTGGTGACGATCGCCCAGGACCTGCGCGGCATGGCCTACGCCGGATGTTACGGCTGCGACACCCCGTCGGAGGCGGTCCTGTATCGGGCCGGGTTCGGCGCGCGCGAGCTGATGCTGATCTGGCCGGACTTCACCGCCTGGGATACGGCCACGTCCACCACACAGGCCGCCTGGGCGACGGCGCGCGCCCTGGGCCTGCGGGCGAAGATCGACGAAGACACCGGCTGGCACAAGACGCTGTCCAACGTTCCGGTGAACGGGGTCACGGGCCTGTCGCGGGATGTGTCGTGGTCGCTGCAAAGCCCGGCCTCGGACGCGGGCGTGCTCAACGCCGGCGACGTCACCACCCTGATTCGGGAAAACGGGTTCCGCTTCTGGGGCTCGCGGACCTGTTCCGAGGACACGGCCTTCGCGTTTGAGTCCTACACCCGCACCGCCCAGGTGCTGGCCGACACCATGGCGCGCGCGCACCTGTACGTCATCGGCCGCACCCTGCATCCCACCATCGCCCAGGACATCGTCGACAGCGTGGACGCCAAGATGCGCGAGCTGGTGGCGCGCGGCTATCTGATCGGCGGGCGGGCCTGGTTCGACCCGGCCAAGAACAGCGCATCGCAGCTCTACGCCGGCAAGCTGACGATCTCCTACGACTACACCCCGGTGCCGCCGCTGGAAAACCTGCTGTTCGAGCAGACCATCACCAGCGACTACCTCGTCGACTTCGCCGCCCAGATGGCGGTTTAACCCCCGGCTGCGCCGGAGTCTGATCCGCCCCGCTCCCCCACCCGACCACCCACATCATACTGTCGTTGGGTGGCCGGGTGGGGGAGTGGGACGGGTCGAGCTTCCGAAAGGACTCACCAATGCTTTCGAAAACGATCCGCAATTGGACGGTCATCGTCGACGGCCGCTCCATGGCGGGCCTCGCCGAGGACGTCACCCTGCCCGAACTGGAACGGGCGACCGAAAGCCTGCGCAACGCCGGCATGCTCGGCCCGGTTGAGACAGACCTGGGCCTGTCCGGCCTGTCGCTGTCGTTCACCCTGACCGAGTTCAACGAGGACGTCTTGCGCGCCTGGGGCCTGTTCGGCGCCGACGCCACGCCGGTGCGCTTCCTGGCCGGGGCGCGCTCGGACGAGAACGACGCCAACACCGACGCCATCGAGATCGCCGTGCGGGGCCGCTGGAAGAAGATCAGCCACGGGACGGCCAAGCTGGGCGAGGTCGCCAAGATGACCGTTGAGGTCCCGTGCTCCTATTACCGCTACCGCGTCAACGGCGAGACCCTGATCGAGATCGACCTGATCGCGGGAACCGAGATCGTCGACGGCGTCGACCGTCAGGCGGATATCCGCCGGGCGATCGGGCTGGTGAGTTAAGGGGGACCCGTCATGAGCGATTTTACTACCGTCAAACTCACCCACCCGATTCCGTTCGGGACGGACAAGACCCTCGATACCCTCCGCCTGCGCGCGCCCAAGGCCGGCGATCTGCGGGGCCTGAAGCTCGCCCGCCTGGAGGACGCCGAGGTCGACGCGGTCCTGTCCATCGTGCCCCGGATCAGCCTGGACGCGGTCGCCGCCGTGCATCTGGCCGAACTCCACCCGTCCGACCTTCTGACCCTGACGGCGGAGGTGCTGGGTTTTTTCGCGCCGCCGTCGCCGGCGGCCGAGGGGGTATCCCCGACGACGCCCGCGCCGCCTGGGGTGTGATGATGCAGGCGTTCCCGGGCTCGTTCCCTCCGGACGTCTTCGACGCCCTGGCGCTCGATCGCTACGCCGAGGCCTACGACCTCGCCGTCGAGGTCCTCACCGCCCAGGCGGACGCGGCGAAAAAAGCCCGGTGATCGGGAGACCCCAACCGGCCCGACCGGGCCGGCGGGCCGAAGGCCCGGAGCCCCGCGAGGCCAAAGGCCGAGCTGGGGCGAAAGGACACCAAAAATGGCTGATCTCAATCTCAAGATCGCCCTCGCGGCCATCGACAACGCGACCGCTCCCTTGCGCCGGGTGCGGGAGGCCGCGCGCCAGATGAGCGGCGGGGCGCGCGCGGCGGCGGAACGGCTGGGCACCCTGGAACGCTCGGCCGAACAGTTGACCGCGTTCCGCACCTTGCGCGCCAAGACACGGCAGAACACGCGCGCGCTGGCCGATCTTGAGGACGAGCTGACCGGAGCACGGGAGAAGCTGGCCCGCGTCACCCAAGAGACCAACGGGTCCGGCCGGGCGTTCCAGCGCGCGACCCAACATGTGGCGTTCCTGGAGAAGAAAGAGGCCGGGCTGATCAAGCGGACCCACGGCCTTCAAAAGGCCATGGCCCACGCGGGCGAGGCCTTGCGGGACGCCGGCGTGGACACGGAACACGCCTCCGCCGAGACCCGGCGCCTGTCGGCCGACATGGCGCGCGCGACACGGCACGCCAACGCCCTGGCCGGGATCGAGGCGCACTTTGACCGCATCCGCCGCGCGGCGGGTGGGGCGGCCCTGGCCGCCGGCGCCGTCTCCGGCCGGCTCTCCGGGCTGGTGGGGGCGACGGGCCTGGGCGGACTGATCGGCGGCGGGCTGGCCTCGGCCGGGCTGGGGTCCATGGTGCAGGGCTTCGCGGACGCGGGCCGCGAGATCGACCTGTGGTCCCGGCGTTTGGGCGTGGGGGCGACGGCCCTGCAAAGTCTCATCGCGGTCGGCGGCCGGTTCGGCATCGAACAGGACGCCATGATCGACGGCCTCAAGGAACTCAGCCTGCGCGCCGATGAGTTCGCCGCCGCCGGCGCCGGCGAGGGGGCGGAAGCGTTCCAACGGCTCGGCCTGACCCGCGACCAGCTCACCGCCACCAAGGGCGACACGGAGGCCCTGTTCGAACTGGTGCGCGGCGAGATGGAGGGGATCCAGGACGTCGCCGCCCGCCAGCGCATCGCGGACGAACTGTTCGGGGGAGCGGCCGCCGAGCAGATGGTGGAGATGCTGACCACCTCCACGGACGAACTGCGCCGCATGCGGGCGGAAGCGGAGGCCTCCGGCCAGATCCTGCCGGCCGAGGATATCGCCCGCGCGCGCTCCCTGTCGGACGGCCTGCGCCGCCTGACCGGGCAGTTGAGCGGCCTGTCCAAGACCATCGCCGCCCGGCTGGCGCCGGTGCTCACACCCCTGATCCGCCAGTTGGGCGACTGGATCGCCGCCAACCGGGACCTGATCGCGACACAGATCGGATCCGTGGTCGAACGCCTGACCGCCGCGCTTGATCGGGTGGACTGGTCGGGCGTGCTGGAGGGCCTGCGCGCGTTCGGCGCCCGCGTTGGCCGCGTCGTGGAGGCCATCGGCGGCTGGGACAACGCCATTATCGCGGTGATCGCAACCATGAACGCTGGGCTGATCGGATCCGTGGTGACGCTCGGGGCGAAGCTGGTGAGCCTCGCAAGCTCCGCCCTGCCGGCGGTGATCGGAGGCGTGCGTGCCCTCAGTGCCGCCCTGATGACCAACCCCATCCTGGCCGTCATCGGCGGCATCGCGTTCGGGGCCTATGCGATCTATGCCAACTGGGACCGCATCGGCGCGTGGTTCACCGCGAAGATGGACCGGGTCCGGGCCGCCTTCGACCGGGGGCTTGGATCCGGGCTCTGGACCATGCTCAAGGAACTGAACCCGTGGCGTCTGATCGCCGACGCGTGGGACGGCCTGTTCGACTGGCTGTTCGGGATCGACCTGTCCGGGTTGGTGTCGCGCTGGTTCGGCCCGGTGCTGGGCGCGGCGGGAGGCCTCGCCGGCGCGTTGCTGGCCCCCCTGGACGCCGTGCGCGCCGCGTTCGATCGGGGCCTGGGCGCGGGCCTGTGGGCGGCCCTGACGAAGACCAGTCCTTGGGCCTTGGTTCGCGGTGCTTGGGAGGGCCTGTTCGAGTGGCTGTTCGGCATCGATCTATCCGGGCTGGCGGATCGGCTGTTCGCGCCCGTGCGCCAAGCCCTCGACGACATGCTGGCCGGCTTCCGCAATCTGTTGCCCGATTGGGCGCTCGACTCGCTTGGGCTGGGGCCATCCTCCGACGCGGACGACGAAACGCCCGCGAATCCCGACGCCGGCGCGCCGCCGACACGGCCGACCCTGCCGGGGCGGTTCGCGAGCCGCGAGCCCTACGCGGACGGGCGCCCATCGATCACCCGCCCGGCCAACGACGACACCCCGCCCGTGCGCATCGTCGAGACCGCCCCGGGGGTGGCCGCCGCCGCCCAGGCGGCCGGGGCAACCACCGCCGTGGACTCCCACGACACCTACCAGATCACGGTCCACGCGCCGCCCGGCCTGGACGCCCAGGAGGTTGCGCGTCTCGTGCGCGCCGAGCTGGACGCCCGGGACGCAGACCGCCGCTCCGCCGCCCGTGCGCATCTCTATGATGGAGTGCGATAAATGCCGTTGATGACCCTCGGCCTGTTCACGTTCCAGACCGACACCGTTCCGTTCGCGGACATGGCGCGGGATAGCTCCTGGCGTTGGCCGTCGCAGGACCGCGCGGGTGCCGCGCCCGCCTATCAGTACACCGGCCCGGGGGCGGACACGCTCACCCTGTCCGGCACCCTGATGCCGGAGGTCACGGGCGGCCCGGTGCATCTGGACACGCTCCGCCGCATGGCGTCGGAGGGCAAGGCGTGGCTGCTGATGGACGGCCAGGGGCGCCGGCGGGGAACGTGGGTTGTATCCAGCGTGCGCGAGACCCGCACGCACATGATGAACGACGGCACGCCGCGCAAGGTCGACTTCACCCTGTCCCTGACGCGCTATTCCGACGACGACATCGCCGGGCGCGGCGCCCTCACGGACAGCCTGCCCGGCCGCCTGGGGGCCGTGACCACCGATGACGTCATCGCGGGCGCACGCGACGCGGCCGGAGCCCTGGCCGGGGCCGTCGGCGATCTGTGGAGCCTGTACCGGTGATCCCGGCGTGGCGCGTCACCGCCGACGCTGTGGACGTGACGGCGGCCGTGGCGGCGGGCCTGCTGTCCCTGACCGTCACCGACAAGCCCGGGTTGGATTCCGACGAACTCACCCTGGCGATCGCCGATCCCACCGGCTCCCTTACGCTGCCCCGGCGTGGCGTCATCCTGCGCGTGGCGTTGGGCTGGCAGGGATCGCCCCTGATCGACAAAGGGCGCTACCGGGTCGACGAGGTCCGCCACGCCGGCCCGCCCGATCGGATCGAGATCAAGGCCCGTGCCGCCGATCTGACCGGAGGCCTGCGCGCCCACCGGGACGCGTCCTATGACGAGACCACCCTGGGCGCGGTCCTTCAGAGCGTCGCCGCGCGCCACGGCTTGGCGCCGGCGATTGCCGACTCCCTGGCCGCGCTGCCGATCCCCCATCTCGATCAGGCGACGGAATCGGACGCCCACCTGGTCACGCGCCTGGCGCAACAGGTCGACGCCATCGGCACCATCAAGGACGGCCGTCTGGTCTTTACCCCGCGCGGCGCCGGCGTCACGGCCGAGGGGGCGACCCTGCCCGCCGTCACCGTGGCGCGGACGGACACCGCGTCGCATGCCTTCGGGATCCAGGACCGCGAGGGCGAGACGACTGGGGTCCGCGCCGTTTGGCGGGACCATGACGCGGCCGAGGACCGGGCGGAGCTGGCCGGGGCTTCTGGGACCGTCACCACCCTGCGCCGGGTCTACCCGTCCCAAGCCGAGGCCGCCGCCGCCGCCCGCGCCGCCCTGACCGACATCGCCCGGGGGCAGCGCGACCTGCGCCTGTCCCTGGCATTCGGCCGGCCGGAGATCATCGCCGGCCAACCGCTCGCTGTGACTGGATTCCGCCCGGAGATCGACGCCGTTGCCTGGGTGGTCGGCTGTGTAACCTGATGTCTGGAAATTTTGTTCGTGGGGGCGCACCTGCGTGCCCATCCGTGGGGCGCGCCCCACGGATGGGCTACCCTCCAGT